CATAGTAGACCCAGAAGTTTATAGCAAAGTTTTTGATGACACTTGGTTAAAGAAGTATGCAACTGAGTTGTTTAAACAACAATGGGGAACAAACTTAAAGAAATACGGCAACTATGTTCTTCCTGGTGGACTCGTAATTAATGGGCAAACCATTTATGACGAAGCATCTGTTGCAATCGAAAAACTAGAGATCGATCTTCGAGATGTCTACGAAGAACCACCTCAAATGTTAGTGGGCTAAAATGGCAACATCTGTTTACTTCAACAATCAAAAGGCTACTGTTGAACAGCACCTTTTGGAAGATTTGATTATCGAATCAATCAAAAATCATGGAATAGATGTTTACTATATTCCAAGAGATTCTCAATCATCCATCGATGAACTCTTTGGTGATGATCCAGTCAAAACATTCTCACAAGCATTTAAGATTGAGATGTATCTTGAGTCATTCCAAGACTACGAAGGCAATAAAGAATTCTTCGGAAAGTTTGGTCTTGAGATTCAAGAAACTGCAAAACTATGCATGGCAAGAAGAACATTTGAAAGATATGTCACCTCTGCATCAAAAGTAACTAGCAATGTTCCGAAAGAAGGTGATCTAATTTATCTTCCTGTGCAATTTAAATTGATGGAAATTAAATTTGTTGAAGAAGAAAAGAACTTTTTCCAGTTAGGTAAAGATGCTCGAAACCCATATATGTATGGGTTAACTGTCGAAGCGTTCAAGTATAATGGCGAGTATTTGAATACAGGTATGTCAGAGATCGATCGCATTGCTGATAAACAGGCAATTGCTACAGACTATGTGGTATCCTCTGGCGGCACTGGAACTTACACACCAGAAGAGTGGGTATATCAAGGATCTTCTCTAGCCTCATCTACAGTTCGTGGTGTTGTGATAAATTGGGATAAGCCATCCTTGAAACTTAAACTTAGAAATATTCGTGGTGCGTTTGCAGCTAACACATTAATCATTGGCAATTCTAGCAATGCACGATATACTCTTGCAACTGCTTCTGATATGTTGAAGAATGCAAATGACGAGAGTATGCAAGATAATTTCCGTATTGAGACTGAAGCAGATAATATTCTAGACTTCAGCGAAGCCAACCCATTCGGTGAGCCATAATGTTTTCTAGTTCGCATTTTTATCATAGAATTATCCGCAAAATGGTAGTGGCATTTGGTACACTATTCAATGACATTCGCCTTGTTCGTTATAATAGAGCAGGGACAATAGAAATTGAAAGAATTATTGTTCCCTTGCAATATGCCCAAAAAGAAAAATTCTATCAAAGAATTACTCAAGATCCTGAACTGACAAAAGAAGTTCAGCTAACTCTCCCAAGAATGAGTTTCGAGTTGACAAATGTTATATATGATCCTCTCAGAAAAAGAAACTTATTTTCTGAAAGTTTTTCTGCTGAGTCAGCAACAACTGTAAAAGCATTAAGAACAACTCCATATGATTTTGAATTCACATTAAACATCTATGTTCGAAATGCCGAAGATGGCACACAAATTGTTGAACAAATTCTTCCATTCTTTAATCCAGACTATACAATGACTATTGATTTTTTGGGACTTGCAGACCAAAAAACAGATGTCCCATTTATTCTACAGAGTGTAAATCAAACAGTAGAAGATACAGGTGGAGCAGATCCTATTCGTATGATTACATGGTCATTAGTATTTGTTGCAAAAGGATATATGTACGGTCCGATTGTTTCTCGCGAAATTATTCGCAAGGTTACTGCAAATACATTCAATGGCATCTTCAATTCTGATAATCAAAGACTTATCACCGTATCAAATACTGGCGGTTCTGGAACATTCCAAACTGGCGAATTGGTATTTGAGGGAGAAAAACTTGACTCAGCAAATGTAACCGCATTTGTATACTCTTGGAATCCAACAAGTAATAATCTAGTTGTGACAGATGTTAATGGTATCATAAAGACAGGAAGATATATTACTGGTGTTGTTTCTAATGCATCATACAATATTGCGAGCTTTGGTACAAATGAGGCTCAACTTTCTAAATTGACTGTTCAACCAACTCCAAATACAGCAACACCAAATACTGCATTTGGATTTGACGAAACTGTGCAGGACTTCCCTGATATAACATGAGTGATACTGATAAAAATTTGGCTGAGATCTTGAACACAGATTATATTCCTGTAGTTCAAGAGGATAAGCCAATAACAATACATCAATCTGACGAAAATAATCCAGATGCAAACTATTCGCGGGCAAACTATTATAATCTCATTGAGAAAGGCAATGAAGCACTCGATGGTATTCTAGAAGTTGCAAAAGAATCTCAGCACCCAAGAGCATATGAAGTAGCAGCAAATATGATTAAGAATCTCTCTGATGTCACAGAGAAACTTATGATTTTGCAAAAGCAGCAAAAAGAATTGAACCCTCAAAAGGCAGAGCAGCAGGGACCAACTAATATTAATGTAGATAAAGCAGTGTTTGTAGGAAGCACTGCTGAACTATTGAAGCAACTAAAAAATGAATCAAATAACAGCTAAACTCAAACATTATCTTGGTAATCCTAAGTTAAAACGAGTTAATATGCCAATGCAACTTACGGAAGATCAGATCCGTGAGTTTATTCGTTGTTCAAAAGATCCCGTTTACTTTATTGAAAACTATGTCAAGATCATTACACTTGATAAAGGCTTTGTGCAGATTTCTTTATATCCATTTCAAAAGCAAGCAGTTCAAGACATCAATGATAGTCGCCGAGTAATTGTAAAGGCAGGTCGTCAGGTTGGTAAGACCACGATGGTTGTCGGATATATCTTATGGTACATATTATTCAATGAAGATAAGTTTGTCGCGATTCTTGCTAACAAAGCACCAACAGCTCGTGAAATTTTAAATCGAATTAAAATTGCATACGAATCTTTACCTCTCTGGCTTCAGCAGGGTGTTCGTGTTTGGAACAAGGGCGACATTGAGTTAGAAAATAATTGTCGTATAATGGCTACTTCTACGGCATCTAGTGCAATTCGTGGTTACTCTATTTCACTACTATATCTTGATGAGTTCGCATTCGTTCCAAGTAATATTGCCGATGAATTCTTCACCTCTGTTTATCCAACTATCTCTTCTGGTACGCAATCTAAGATTCTAATTTCTTCCACACCAAATGGTATGAACCATTATTATAGAATGTGGACGGAGGCTGTTGAGGGTCAAAACGGATTTAAGCATATCGAAGCCAATTGGCGTCAAGTGCCAGGTCGTGATCAAGCATGGGCTGACGATCAAAGAAGAATACTCGGGGAAGAAAAGTTTCTTCAAGAAATGGAATGCGAGTTTATGGGTTCCGCTGGCACTCTGTTATCTGCTGCAGCTCTTAAATCTCTTGCATTTGTAAAACCGCAGCATGTCTCTGAAACTGGAATTAAGATATACGGGGCGCCAATTCCAGAGCATTCTTATGCGGTTATTGTCGATACCTCTCGTGGTCGAGGATTAGACTATTCTGCTTGTATAACGATTGATATTACACAAATCCCATACAGGCTCGTGGCGACCTATAAGGATAATAATATAAGTCCATTAGTTTATCCATCAATCATTAAACAGATTGCTGATTATTATAATCAGGCTCAGGTTCTTGTAGAAATTAATGACAATGGACAACAAATTGCTGATTCTCTTTTCGAAGACTATGAGTATGAGAATATTCTCTCTACAGTCGATCTAAAAGGGAAGATTGCCCTTACTTGGGGATATGGAAATAGATCTCAGCGTGGAATACGAACCACAAAGTCTGTTAAGAGACTCGGCTGTTCTATTCTTAAGAATTTAGTTGAAGGACAAAAAATTCTTATTCAAGATTTCGATGTGATCTCAGAACTCTCCACCTTTATTGCAAAGAGTGGCAGTTTTGAGGCTGAAGAAGGAAGTCACGACGACCTTGTAATGTGCCTTGTTTTGTTCTCGTGGATGACAAACCAGCAATTTTTTGCTGATATGACAAACACAAATATAAAGCAGAAACTGCACGAAGATCAATTGAGACAAATTGAAGAAGAGGCATTACCAACCTTCCTTGCAGGGCATGTGGATGTTGATAATCCAGATCGAAGATTTGTCGCCGATGGTGCTCTGTGGGATGTCATTGACCGTTAAAAAACCCAAAATACTAAATAACTCGTAAGTTTCTTTATCTCCAAGACAGGAGCAAAAACATGGCTTTTCAAGTATCTCCAGGCGTGAATGTATCCGAAATTGACGCAACAACAGTTGTCCCATCAGTTTCTACATCCACTGGCGCGATCGCTGGCGCGTTTCAGTGGGGTCCAATTGACCTTCTAAGACAGGTTGGTTCAGAAGATCAACTCGTTGAACTATATGGTAAACCAGATTCAACGACAGCTCTTACCTTCTTTACTGCTGCAAACTTCTTGTCATATAGCAACAGCTTGTTTGTTTCTCGTGCAGACGCCGAAACACTCAATAGTGCTCTTGCTCTTAATGTGGCATCAGGTTCGTTCACATCAAATGTGAAGGTAAGAAGCGAAGATCACTACTTCACCTCTTTCTTCACAGCAGCAAACTCAAATATTCTCTTTGCTGCTCGCTATCCTGGTGCTGTCGGTAACTCTCTAAAGGTTGCTGTTTGCGCTAACGCAAATTCTTCAGCATTCACAACATGGACATATGCACCATACTTCGATGCTGCCCCAGGAACTTCAACCTTTGTTGCTGCAAATCATAAGTCAGACGCAAATGATGAAATGCACATTGCGGTCATCGACGAAGATGGTTTGTTCACTGGAACACCAAACACGGTTATTGAAAGATTTGCTAATGTCTCTAAGGCAACAAATGCCAAGGGTGAGACAGGTGAGAGTCTTTATTACCGCGATGTCCTTTATATCAACTCTCGTTACATCTATGCAATGGGTCCAAACAACTCAACTTGGGGTGTTGCGGCAAATGCAACTCATGCCTTCGCTGGTGAAAATCTAAACGGTGTCAGCTTCGTTCGTGGTACTGATGCAACACCAACAACTGGTAATGTGCAAACAGCATATGCTCAGTTTGCTTCAACGGATAACGTTGATATCAGCCTTGTAATGGCTGGTTCAGCAGATGACACTCTTGCTGCAAATGTTGTTTCCCTAGCAGTTGGTCGTAGAGACTGCGTTGCCTTTGTATCACCAACGCTTGCAAATGTTCAAGCTGTTGATCCAGTAACTGCAGTTGTCAACTTCCGTAACAATCTAACTTCAACATCATTCGCTATCATGGATAGCAACTGGAAGTATCAGTACGACAAGTACAACGATCTATATCGTTGGGTTCCATGTAATGGTGACCTTGCTGGTCTCTGCGCTCGTACTGATCAAGATCGTGATCCATGGTTCTCACCAGCTGGATTCAATCGTGGTCAGTTGAAGAATGTCGTAAAACTTGCATTCAATCCAAATCAAGTACAAAGAGACACTCTTTATAAGAATGGCATAAATCCAGTTGTATCTTTCCCAGGAGAAGGCACTGTTCTCTTTGGCGATAAGACGCTACAAAGCAAGCCAAGCGCATTCGATCGCATTAATGTTCGTCGTCTCTTTATCGTTCTTGAGAAGGCAATTGCTCGTGCATCACGAGCCAGCCTCTTTGAGTTCAACGACGAATTTACTCGCGCTCAGTTCGTAAATCTTGTTGAACCATTCTTGAGATTAGTGCAGGGTCGTCGTGGCATCTATGACTTCCGTGTTGTTTGCGACGAAACAAACAATACACCAGAAGTTATTGATCGCAACGAATTTATTGGCGATATCTACATCAAGCCAGCCAAGTCAATCAACTTTATCCAGTTGAACTTCGTGGCTGTCCGCACTGGTGTTGCCTTCGATGAAATCGTTGGTCGCTTCTAATAAATAGAGTATAGGCTCAGGAGAAAACAATGCCATTTAATGTAAATCAATTTCGTACTCAGTTAAGTGGAGATGGCGCACGCCCGAATCTATTTGAAGTGCGACTTAATTTCCCAAGTTATGTGACTGGTCGCTCATCTGCGCAATTAAAGTCAACATTCATGGTTAAGACTGCACAGCTTCCAGGATCAACACTAGGTTCGGTTCCAGTAAACTACTTCGGTCGCGAAGTTAAAGTTGCTGGCAATCGCACTTTTGCTGATTGGACAGTAACAGTAATTAACGATGAAGACTTCATTATCCGCAATGCAATGGAAGCATGGGTTCGCGGAATCAACGATAATGTAACAAACCTTCGTGCTGCACTCACGACACAGCAATATGCTGCTGACGCTGAAGTGTTCCAATACTCAAAGGCTGGCGGTTCGCCAATCAAGAAGTATAAGTTCGTTGGTATGTTCCCAGTTGATATTGCTGCAATTGATCTCGATTGGGGTTCAAATGATGCAATCGAAGAATTCTCAGTTACTTTCCAGTACCAGTACTGGGAATCTGCGAATACTACGGTT